CCACCAGAAAATCTAGCGGTTACCCTTAAACCCTTCGGAATGGGTTTGCAAACCTCATCCGTATAACAATAATAATATCCTTGCTTACACTTTTTCATCGATGAAAAGTATTCTATTCTTTATTATTTAGAAAACCTTGCTTGAGCATTTTTTGGAGTTCTGATGTGGAACCAACAAATACTGCATTATTAGTAACATTATTTGTGGTCTTCTTAGTTTCTTCTTCTACATCTTTAAGTTTCTTTTGCAAATCAATTAACTTATCAGTAGTATCCGCAACACTCTTAATCAACTGCCCTGCGACCTCGTATGCCCTTGGACTGCCTCCTTCCCCTGCTACCTCCATAATGCCGTTAATTGCCTCCTGACCCTTCTCTATTAGGGAGTAGAGGTTCGCACGACTATAGATATAATCTTTCTCTATATCATCATCCTTCGATTTTATAATCTCAGGTTTTTTGATTGGTTTTGACTCGACAATATCACTCTCAATATTCAGAGCCTCATCGATGGAATCATAATTATTATTCATAACTATTAAATGTCAGATTGTTGGGTGGGACTATAATTTTTAGAATCTGAGAAAAATTCCCAACTCTCATTAAATCCAAAATCATCACCTGGTTCAACAGGACTTCCCGGTGGAATAGACTCTGGTGTAACTGTATATCTAACTTCACGTTTTGCAGTTTTAGTATTGGTGTCAGTATACAAATCAACTTGAACCTTACGAATAAGACCATCCGAAGAATCTGCAATAGGACCAAATACGTAAGTCTTTGCAGTAAATCTTAATGTATAAATTAATGCCCTTCTTGTAGAAAAATCTCCTTCATAATCATCTTGAAAATCAATATTATCCATAACTATAGGTACATCTTTTTTCTCTCCAATAGAATCTACTAAATCTATTGTTAGATTGAATGATGGTTGAAAAAATGGTAAAATTTGTTCAACGATTTGTAGAGCATCATCATTTAATTTTGCATATATACTCAATTCAAAAATAATATTATAAGGAACTGGCATATAAACTTTTCTCACACTTCCATCCTTACTACATGTTCTGAAAGTTTGAGTAATTCCTGTTTTTCTTGTAGAATCATATTGCAATCCTGTCATCTCAAATGACATTCTCGGTAGAGTAATTGCAATAGGTTTTGAAAGATCTGCTTGTTGTTGAATTTTTGCTAAAAACTTTTGTGTTGGACCATAACTCAAACCTACTTTGGTTTCGTCAGCAACACTTCCATCTTTATTTAAATGTTTAATGTAAATATTATTAAACAGTGTTCCAAAACCAACAATGGTTTTTCTTATTATTTCATTATAAAAATAGGTACCTAACATTAATATTCTCCGAAAGGATTTTTCTCAGTAAAATCTAATATATTGTCTGCTTCTATTTCAAATTCTTCATTTTTATCGTATGATTCTTCATAACTATTATTATCATATGATTTAAGTATATATCTTGCAGAAGATGCTGAACCAACAATAATTTCTCCAGGAGAAAATTGTCCATTATTAATTGCAACTCTAAGATCACCAGGTGGATTATTAATATCCAAATCTGTACGTAAATTATAATCTCTAACTTCTGCAGTTGTTCCAGAAAGAGAACCAGTAACAGTTTCGTTATAAAGATATGTTCCGCCAATACTTATCGTAGAAGCAGAAGAAATTTGTACTACTGGTGCTTGTGTATATCCAAATCCAGCATTTATTATTTGGATTCCTGTAACTTTTCCAGTAGATGAGTTATATACTGCCTTTGCAATCGCAGTTTGACCAATTGATGGACCAGCAATAGTGACAGTCGGTTCAGAATAATATTCTGAACCATTATTTGTTATTGTGAATTTATTTATCGCACCGTCTGTAACTATAGAAGTTGCTGCAGATCCTGCTCCTCCACCTCCAGTAATTGTTATCAGTGGAGGATTTGAAATATTATATCCACGTCCTCCAAATGTAATTTCTATAGATTCTATAGACTTTGCACCACCGATAGATGTTGTAATTGCAACTGCAGTTGCATTATCTTGAGGATCTCCAGTTGGTGAACCTGAAATATTAATTGTTGGTATTGAAGAATATGAAAATCCATCATCATTTATTATAATTTTACTTACAACACCATCATCAATTGATGAAGTTGCTGAGGCATTTGTTTGATTTCCTCCTAATATTAAAGATGTAATGTATCCCTCATCTTTTACAGTTTCATCAATTTCTGTAATTGATGTATCAATATCTTCATTTTCATATTCATAAAGTTCACATTGCAATTCATAAACATAATTTTTCCCTAGTTGATAAAAAGGTTTTTCAAATTCTACTCTTTTTATTTCAAATAATCTTTCCCCTAAAGGAAAATAAATTAAATCTCCCTCCTTAGGTCTAGATACCAAATTCATATCATAATCAGTTATATTTCCAGATGTAACTGCATCATCTCTAGATTTTAACAAAGGAACTATAAATTCTTCAAATCTTTCTCTTGAAATAACTAAATTGATTTCATTTTTTAATCTTAATCCAAATTTAGTCATTATGTCACTACCAGGAGAATATCCTTCATAATTTTCAAGATATGCCTCCAATATAAAATTATCATCAAATTTTGATGTTTCCACCTCATTTAAAATATTATCAGATCTCATGAACTTTCTAGGAAGATAATAAACATCTATACCATATATTTTTAACTGCTCATTTATTAAATCTTGAATTAAGTATTGTTCATTAGAAGAACCTTGTAGAAAAAATGGATTTAATGCCATGATTATCCGATAAAATCTAAAGGTGGTAATTCATATTCTGATGACATTCTTTGTTTAATATCATCCAAATCTCTCTGGGCGTCATCATACATTTGTCTTCCATTTAATTCAATTCCTCCAGGTAGTCTAACTCCATTAAATTTTATTAAATTTTGACCCCATTGTCTTTTTATAAGTGCAGTCAGATATTTTTTTACAAATGAGTCATTATATATTTGAGTAAATGACTCTGGATCCAATGCTCTATAGCAATCTATAACAAAAAATGTATCTTTATTTTGTGCTTTCCAATCTATATCCAAATATAGTCTATCTTGTCTTTTGTTGAATCTTACTTGCTTATCTGTGGTCAATAAGAAATCAATATCTTCTAAATATCTTTTTGTCATTGAATAAGTCAATAAATCGACAGAACTAAAATAATATAAATCATTTAAAAACAGTTGATATTTAATACTAAACATTCCTCCAGATATTGTACTATTATTAAATTTAAATATTTTTTCAATTCCTATCACAGAATCTGGAACTTGAATATAATTTGAATTCTCGTAAAAATTAAATGTAGTTGCAGTTCCTACTATTGTTGATGTTCCGGTTGTTGTTACAATTCCAACTCCATCAGTTCCACTTGCTCTACCTCTATCAATATCATCTTGAGAAACTTTATATTTTAGATACATTCTTTCAACTCCATCATAATGACGTTCGTTGAAATATTGAATAGTATCGTCAAGCAGATCATCAATTTGTTCATCTGCTACATTAATTTCTAATACAGGAGCTCCAAGTTGTCTTAAACAATAATCAATTAATCCTTGTTTTGTATTTGGTTTAGACACTAGTATTCTCCTCCATCAATAGTGCTTGTCCATACAGGAGTTCCTATTCCTGCAATTTCTAGTGTTGTTAGTATATAGTTACTTGTTGAAACTGAAGATTCTGTACTGAGTCCACTAACAAGTTTTCCGCTATTATCAAAATAGGCAACTCCATTTGGACCATCATAATCATCAGCATCATAATAAAGACCTTCAGTTACTGATACAAATCCAACAACATTTAAACTACTTAAATCATTTAAAAATGTAGTTGTTCCGGATACAAATAAATTATTGGTACTTGTTATTCCAGATACAAATACACTATCATTAATATCTACAAAACCATTAAAAGTTGATATACCAGATATGAATAAAGAATTTGCAGATAAAGTATTTGAGAAAAATCCATTTCTCCATCTTTTTGTTTCACTACCTAAATCATAAGAATTATCATCATTTGGTGTTAAATTTGATATAAACTCACCACCAATATTAATTGTGCCACCTCTAAGAGTAGTAACACCTATAAATTCGGATGGTCCTTGAACATAAAAACCACCACCAACGGTAAGATTTTTATTAATTCCAACACCACCATCAACCTGAAAAGCACCAGTGTCTGGGTTACCTAAAGTATTTTCAATAGTTCCTTGAACTAATCCACTATTAAAAGTTGCTGAAGAAAATACTGATAGACCTGCTCCAACAGTCAAATTTTTATCAATTCCAACACCACCATCAATCTGAACAGATCCTGTATTAGAATCTCCTAAAATATTATCAGTAGTATTTGTATAGTAAGCAATTCCACCAATTGTAGACGATGCAGAATCAATGACACTTGTCATTATAAAAGTCTGAGTCGGAAGATCCCAAACAAGGATTAATCCATCTTCGGTTCTTAATTGACTATTTACATCATTTAAATCAATCAATCTTGTTGGCGTACTTGATGCATTAGATAATACACGAGATACGTTTTGTTGACCAACTCTAGCTTTTACTACTGATGATTGTTTAACAGAACCTCTTATTGTTGGCATTACCTAGTTACCCCCGGTCTAACTAGTGCAGTTCCCTCCACCAATTTAAATACATCAGTCCCATTAGTTGCTTTAATATCATAAACATATCTACCACCTTTTAACTCGGATGTTTCTGTAGAAGCTAGTGATATTCTAACTTCTCCTCCAGTGGCATCTACTACCGATGAATTAAAAGAAACAGAAGTAGAAGAAGTATATGTTTTTCTGAGTTTAGAATCTACAGTGTAACCACTTAAATTTAAAAAATTTGTTGTAGATACATCTTCCAGTATAAAATTAGTGTTAAAATTAAATCCTTGCTCAATTACTATATTTGATACAAATACTGCCATTATTCAGATGAGCATGTGTTCTTTTAGGTATTTATATTAAATAATAAATCGTACTATTTTTTGAGAAAATCTTTCAGGAGATTTTTTATTTCCTGAATATCATTTTTCATGTCATCAATTTCTTTTTTTTGTGCCTCCTTAGAATTAATTCTGTTAATTCTTTGATTATAACTGATAGTATCACAATTTATAATAGAACCAGTTTCCTCATCTCTATAAAGATGAGGATGGTCTTTAACTTTTACTAATTTTTTCATTTCACTGCAATTGCTCTCAGATCTCTAATAATTGGGGCATTTGATTGATCTGTTCCTGCCATGATAATTTTAATTGCAAATCCACTAAAATCTTGAAGATCATTTGCGGTGAATTCATATTGTAAAAACTGTCCATCTGAACTTGCAGGAACTTCAACATCTTCTCTTCCATTATTTAATACAGGATCTATAACTTCTAAATTTCCATCTGAAGAAGATTTTAGATTTTCAAATCCTGGAAATAATTCAAATTCTTGCGGAATTTCTGAAGAATCATCTCTTACTAAATTGTAAAGAACTCTAATATCCGAGGAAAAAGGTCTATATGCTGTTAAAATGACTTTTAAAGAAGATGCTGGTTTAGAAAGAGTTGTTACATTAGATACATAAATGGCAGCATGTGGATCATTTTGTGGAGAACCAA